ACCAACATACCTTACATATACATCTTTGCCGTCAGAGTTGGTAATCACCATACCAAATCTTTGCTCACATTCAAATATACCTTCACTGTGATGTCTAAACATTCTGTGCATACTATGACCTACCCAGGCCTTAGTTTCATCAAACCAGTTATGTATTGCTAGATAATCTACAGGAGATCCTCCAAACTTCTTAGCTGATGATTTTGCATGCTGCCAAGGATGTGCCATTATATTTTGTTTAATAACTCAATAATCTCATCTCTAAGCACATTAGCACCTTCACTATATCCTTCACTCTGTGCCTGTTCATATAATTCTCTTACTCTTTCAAGTATTTCATCTTTTAACTCATCTGTTAATGTCTGAGTTTCCAACTCATCAATTAACCATCTTTCAAAGTCTTCCATTAATCTTCTTCTGCTTTATCTAGAATACTGCCTTCATGATTATATGTTTCATGGTCAGTGATTCTAATGTTATTAGTAATTTGATATTTACCTGAAGGAACACAAATACACAATTTTCCCCAACCACCTTCATTATTCCACCAATCTTCTATTTCATCAAGAAGTTTCTCTTCTGCAAATGTCTCAAGCTCCGCAAAAAGATTATGATCAATGTTTAATAATTTTGAATCTTCTTCCCAATCATCTATATTATCATTTACATCTTCTGGAGTTTCACAAGGTTTTTTTGTATAACCTATCCATTCTATGGCTCCTGAGTCTCCTCCACCATCATATTTTACTTTAACACCTGTAATACCAAAATCAGCCAACCTAAATAGGAGGCTTGTTAATTCTACTTCTGTCATATTATTTGATTTTATAAAACCTACCTAGAATATTTCCATTCAAATACTCTTCTTTTTCAAGAACCTCTCTCAAAAACTGATACTTAGTTTCAAAATATGTAAGTTCCATTTTAGAAAAACATATCTTAACCATATACCTTTTAATTGGTATACCAGCTTTGTGAGCTTCTTTAAGAACTGCATTACTACTGTAGTAGTTCTGATAACTAGTTTTAGAAACAGTCTCATATTTTTTGTTTCTTTTATCTGTCATCTTAGCAACAGCTCTTTTACCAAACTTCTTCTTTGTAGTAGAGTAAAAATTCTTTTTACCTACATATCTTACAGATTTACCATCAATAATGGCTTCCATCTCATACACAAATCCCACAGCTCCTTCAGGAATCATACTGTTAGTAAACTCTCTACCTTGATATATCCAGCTCAATTTCTAAAAGTTTTAATTCATTACTTAATCTTAGATTTTCCATTGTTGTTTCAGTCAACTCAAGTTCTAAAAATACTTTTGCATGAGTCAACTCACCAACTTGGTCTTCAAGTAAATCATTTTGTGCTTGAAGTGTCTCTCTAATATCTTTAAGATCTCTAATTTCTTCATGCAGATCTTTTAGTTCACTTTCAAGTTCTTTTTTTAACTCATCATATACATATTTTGCTGCATCTATGTACTTTTCTAGATCACTCATTGCTTTTTCTAAATGCATAATGCTTGTTTTAATAGTGGAAATAATGTTTCTCTTACTTTATCTATACCATGCACTTTAACTGAATCTGAAAGATCTTTCTCCATTGGTAGCAATATATAGCTAAATCCATACATCTGAGCATATTTTTGTGCTGCTTTAATACCCGGGTCATCATTGTCAAATAAGACAACAATCTTCTGATACTTTAGCTTTAGTTCTCCAATAGCTTTTTCTCCAATCATAGTATTCTCACTGTCCGGTGCAATAGCCTCAATATTACTAATACCTAGTTTATTGAATGTCATAAGATCCTTTAGTGAAGATGTAATAATAAGATATTTACAATCATATTTTAACTGATCAGTACCCTGGATATAGTTCTCTACCTTGATAAATTTCCTTTCAGGAGTCTTAGGCATATATATTTTATACAAACTACCATCATTTCTAAAGTAACCATAAGTATGAGACTTTCTGAATGTATGAGAAGTTATAGTACCATCTTGTTCAGTTCTACTCATAGTAAAGAAATCTAGAGGAACTACATTATACCTATCAAGCATCTTAGAACCAATCTTGAAACCCATCCAATAAGTCTGATCAAAGTTATTCCAGTGTCTCATTTCATAATCTACTACTTTATACTTATCATGAAACACAAGAGTTTCAGATACATATTCAGTATTATTATTCAAAAAGTCCTGATAATCATATAAGATTTTATATGTTGCCTGTGATCTTGTGTCCAGATTAAATAGTCTTTGAACTAGTTGGACACCATCACCGCCATAACCTGAAGAGAAGTCTTTAAACTTATAATAATTACAACCTGTATCAAAATAAATAAACATAGATGGAACTTTGTCCTTTGCATTAAATGCAGATAACATTTTTATATCTTGACCAGTAAGCTTTTCTTTTAAATTAAGATAATATTCAAAGATCCATTCTCTTGGGATTTGCTGTAAATCAGTAATTAAATTCTTTGTTGAAATCATACTACCTAGTTTAAAAATTAAGGGGGAAGTCATTTCTAACTCCCCCTATAACTTATTAGTCTAGGCTGAAGTCAGAAGATGTTTTGATTGGAGTTGTAAAATCATCATCATCTCCAAAGTCTTTTACTTCTTTTGTCTCTAATTTTTTCAAATGTTTGGATTCATCAAAAGTAATAACTTTTCCTTCCTCTATTTCACCAAATGCATATTTTTTATTATCTGCTTTTGGCAACCACATGTCATAATTGGTATATCCAGATTTACCTTCATACTCTTTACCAGCAATACAGAACTCAAGATACTTATCTTTGATAGGTGCAGTAGCATTAAATGCATCTACAAAATCCTCAATAGTATCATGTTTTCCATCCTGATCAGTAAACCAGTCATTTATACCCATAGTTTTACACAAGCTTTGTAAGAAGATTAAAATAGATCTATCTCTCTGAATTTTAACACCAGTTTTAGTTAGACCATCTGCATATGCATACTGGCTTGCTTTAACTCTACCAATTTGACCCTCATATCTACCTTTACTTTCATCATCCTTATCAAGCATGAAGCCTTCAAAACCTTCAATTGGTTCTGTTTCTACATGTAAAAGCAAGTGCTTAGCACCATCAATAAATTTGAAGTCTTCTAGTTCCACATGATTAATCTTTAACACATGATTTCCCGGTGAAATTGTTTTAGGTAGCCCACTGCCACCAGTTCCTAAGTCAGTTGTACTTAATCCCATTGTTTTTTATTTTTATTTGTTATTATACATAAATTTTATCCCAGTGAAATACTAGTTCACCTTTCTCATTCATCTCAGTTACTTCTATCTCTTCATTACGCAAGTGATCAGGTCTTGCACCACAAGTAACTTCTTCATTAGTTTTAAAATTAATGATAGTTTTGTTACCTTTTCGGTACATATAACCAATAGCATCAGCATTTGCACAAATCAAAGATTTAATTTTACCTGTCAAATCAATATTTGCAGACATAACCATTTGCCCTTTATCATCTACCACTTTGTCTTTTATGTGACCAGATAAAATAATATGGGGAGCTAAGGTATCAATAAAATCTAAAACTTGAAAGAATGCTTGTCTAATGTATAAATAACCAGCACCATTTGGTAATGTAGTTACATTTTCTCCATCATAGTTTTTACCCATTGCCGTATTTCTATAAAGTTTTACAGCAAGAGGTTGAATCATATCCTCTAATGCAGTTACTGTATCTATAGTAACATACTTATAAGGATGTCCAGCTTCTTTAATTGCTTTACCAACTTCCTGAAGGTCCTTTAAACTACTAATTTTGACTTTGAGAGCTTCTACATAATCAGTACCATTTTCTAAATCTAAAATCAGATTATTATCCAAACCAGAAAAAGCTGTTGTTTTCCCAGTCTTTGGTTTAGAATAAATTAATAATCTTTTAGGGTTCACTCTTTCACCCTTTACTCTTTTTGTTGGAAGTACTATACTCATATTTCTGTTTTTGTTTGTTTAATCAGATCATTTAACCATGGTCTATTACTTACAGGTTTCATAAGCATGATTGCTGCTAAATCTCTAATAGTAATTTCTGACAATGGTACATCTTTGTTCAGTTCGGCATCTAATTGCACTTCTTTGGTAGCACCAAAATCCTCTTCAAAATCAGGAAACAATGCTAAACTTTGTTGCAATTTAGGTAAACCATCATCTTTCTTAGTATCTTCTTTTCTCTTCTCATAAAGAGCATAAGTAATTTCAGTACCATCTTTAAGTACTGCTACTAATTCAGATGTAGGAACAGTATAAAGAATATATGGCTCACCTTTGAAGTTTGTACCTTCTTTAGTTTCATACTCTTCAGCATAAAATGGATTTGCCTTATACTTAAATAACTGTCTGTCCTCATTAAAGGGTGTCACATCAGTCACAGTACCTTTATCATCAGTAACATTATCATAGAACTCAATATAGATATCTTCACCTTTACCAATCTCAGATTCAAATAACTGTACTTGTCTACCAAATTTACCTTTCTGAAAAAAGGCTGTTTTAATTACAAAATGTGGATCTGCAAGACCCAGCTTTTTAAAAGTCTCAATGTGTTCTACAAAGAACTCTTTTTCTCTTTCTTTTCTTATATTCATACTTAAAATTTACTGTGTTGATACTTTTTTAGTTGCACATGCTGGAGTAGGTATCTCTACTATTCTCATCTGCTCTCTGTCAAGTTTAAAGAAACTTATCCTTGTGGTGCCATTTCTAGATTTCAAAAAGTGAAAGACCAAGATGTCTTCATCATTTATGATATATCTGTCAGGCCCATACTGTCTTATTTTTCTTAG